CCTCTCTACTTCAAACATCCGTTTGAAGATGGGAAGAAGATCGCCAACATGTCGGCCGCTTTGTTTGGAAGACGCGCTCAATCGTCAGCTCTTTGGCTGACTTAACCCGACTCAACGTCACATATACAACTTAAAGTGACGCGTCATTACTCTAGGAGCCATATATGGCTTTCGCCCCGACCACCATTACTGGTGGCACCCAAACTGGACTTACTGCCCCTACCTATTCGCTTGCCGTGGACCAAAATCCCGACAACAATGGGAAGCAGTACTATGTTTCAGCTCTTGGAGGCACGCAATCAGGTGTGATTCCACACTCGGTTGCTGCTCCTTTCACTGTGTCTGCGTTCCGTCCCAAGAACACGAAGTCCTTGGCGCCCGTGAATCCAGTGACGGGTATTCTCCGCAATGTCCCGATGAACACCTACAAGTTCATCACCCGGAAAGGCGTTCTGCCACTCGCCGGCCAGTCTTACAAGACTGGCTGGATCAACACCCAGCTTGAAATTCCTGCTGGGGCTGACTTGGCTGATCCGTTGAGTGTGAGGGCAATGATTTCCTGTCATATTGGTCTGCTTACGCAGATTAGCAATGAAATTGGAAACACGGTCCTCACCGGAACAATCTAGTTCCGACGCCGGCTTGAGAAGGCCGGCGGTATCTGGAATTAAAACCTCCAGACGCTTAACGAAACCTAGACGGAAAGAAACACAATGCGAGATTACGCACGTCTTTACTCCGAGCTTCTTGTCGACTTGGATCTTCAAGCACCGTACAGTACTCATATCACTAGTGATATGTCTACTGACATGGCTGCAAGAGTTTCCCTCGCTAACAGCTTCTTTAAGAAGCTGGCTCCTTTTGGGGGAGCGGCTGAGCCAGATATTGCTGCCCTGAAGAAATTTAAGGCAGTGAACGCTAGCTTGCCCGCGGACTCCTATGAGTTTAGCGCTGAAAACGAGGCCGAGAGCTGCTTTTGGGATTACTTCTGTAATCACCTGAACAGCTGTATTGGTCCGTCTGTCGATGGCTCCTTTGACCTGGATTCTATTCGGGAGGGGATGGGTGTTGGTCCCGGTGCTGCCCAGAGGGCAGATGCGACAAGTTTCCACTCAAAGTTATTCGAGGGGGAAATGTCCTATACCGATCCAGCTCTGATTCCTTATTATCGAGCGGCTTTAGTTGAAACGGGACTCTGGGCCGACGCTGAAAGGCGTCGGTTCGAGGAATACGGATTCACTAAGGTGAGAGGTGGTAAAGTGTTCTTTGCTACAAAGAATGCTGAGATATCGAGAACTTGCTGCACCGAACCTAATCTGAACATGCTTGTTCAGAAGGCAGTTGGTGCTTTCCTCGAGAAGCGACTGGAATGGTACTTCGGCATCCGCCTGAGTACGCAACCGGACTTCAACAGGGAGCTCGTTCGCATTGGCTCGATTGATGGGTCCTTCGGATCCATTGATCTTGTTAGCGCGAGCGATAGCATCGGATACCACATGCTCTGTAGGGCTTTGAGAGACTCCTTTCTAAAGGGGGTTTTGAGAATGTCCAGGTGCAACACGGCCGTCTTACCAGACGGTTCCGAGGTGGTACTCCGGATGATTTCTACTATGGGGAATGGATTTACGTTCCCCTTGCAGACGGTCATCTTCTCGTCAGCGGTTCGTGCCGTATACGACCTTATGGGTTTCCCATGTGTGTCGTCCAAGACTCAGTTTGGTGTGTATGGTGATGATATCGTGGTGCGTCGCGAGACGTACCAGTTTCTCATCAAAATGCTCAACAAGCTGGGTTTCCAGGTGAACGTAGGTAAATCGTTCAATGACGGTGTGTTCCGCGAGTCTTGCGGACATGACTACTGTCGCGGGGTAAATATCCGTGGCGTGTATGTTAAGTCTTTAGAGATTCCTCAGGAAGTGTATAGCCTAGTCAACAGACTTGTGCGTTGGGGAGTTCTACATGAACGACCTTTGACTAGCAC